TTCCCAGTGATGCTGGATCTCGATCTTGTCTCCGACAATATAGATGCCTTCGCTGAAATGGTTGCTCGCGAGCGCGGCGACATAACTGCGTCACAAGTTAAGCAGCGTATGACCGATGTTATTAATAACGCTAACGTTGAATTAGATACGCCTAATAAGTCGTTAGAGAGTGGTATTGACCCGCTGCATTCTGCGGAAGAAGCCATAGAACTGACTAAAGGGATCGATAGGGAAAAGCTTGTTGAGTTCTCTAAGGCTCCAGATCAGGCGCTTGTCCAATACATGCGGCGTATCGTTAAGCGCGTTGAGTGGAATCGAGCTACGAAAGGCGGCGAGACAAATCTTGCTTCTGAGCTAGCGAAGCTTGATAGCAAAGATTATGAAAGCGCCGAAAGAACTTTGGGAGCACTTCTAGGTTTCTATGTGCCGATGAGCTCCGAGATGCAAGTAGCGTCTGCTATCGGCCAAAACATACAGATATGGTCAACGCTGTCGTTGGCTACGTTGTCCTCGCTCCCCGAGCTTGCGACAGCAATTATTGCCACGCGTGAGTTTAGTGGCGTGATAACGGGCTTCCGAGAAATTATAAACACGATTGCTAACCCCCGAGAGCGTTATGAATTTGCTCGCGAGATTGGCGTTGTGGCTAACGACTCTATGGCGAACGCCTTTATGAGTGAGTCAGACCTGCAGTATATGGACGACACTAACCGAAAAATCGCGGATAAGTTCTTTAAGTACACAGGACTAGAGATGTTCACGCGCTTTACGAGAGTTTTTGCTGCGGGTATGGCAGAGAAATTTATTGTCAGCCACGCGATGAACCCTCGAAACCGGTCAGAGCGGTACCTTGCAGATTTAGGCTTAGATGCCGACATTGTTCAGCAGTGGGTTAAGGACGGTAAAGGGTTCGATACACCGGCGGGGCAACTCGTGAAGCAGGGACTTCAGAAATTTGTGGAGTCAACTATGCTCCGCCCTAACGCGGCAGAGCGCCCCGTCTGGGCGTCGGACCCTCGATATGCACTTCTCTGGCAGTTGAAATCATTCCCTTACTCCTACGGCCAAGTTGTGATTGGCGGGGTGTTGCGGGAGATGAAGGCGCGTGCACAAGAGGGACGTGCAGCCGGTAAGGGTGCGGGGCAGATCATCGCTCAAGACATGGCACCACACATGGCTCTATTTGGGCTGGCTGTGTTGCCATTTGCCATGCTGTCTCTCGAATTAAAAGAGCGAACGAAATATGCCATGGGCGCGATTTTGCCGTTCGCGGAGGCTGATGCGCGAGTATTTAAGACAGACCGTTTGGATTGGACAGAGTACTTCCTAGCGGCTTATGGCGCTGCAGGAGTCTTTGGCCCATTAGCTTTGCTCACCAGTGCGCAAACAGACATGAGGTGGGGCAAGCCACCAGTGAGTGTCTTCGGGCCGACCGTAGATACTCTTTATCAGGTTCTAATCAAGGGGGACTATCAACGTGCCCTGCCTTTGTATAACCAGTTCGGCTAGGAGGTAGATATGGCGGATTATATTATCGCGAAAGCGCAAGAAGGATGGGAATGGTTAATTTTCCGTCCTTGGGTAACCATCAGTGTGGTCGTAATTTTGGCCCTGCTAGTGCACCTATGAGGTAACTAGAGATGATTCAACTCGTTAGTGCGCTCATCGGCCCTATCTCCTCAATCCTAGATAAGGTTATTCCCGACAAGGATCTCAAGGAAAAGCTCGTTCATGAGATTGCGACCATGGCTGAGAGGCATGCGCAAGAACAGGCCATGGCTCAGATCGAGGTCAATAAAGTTGAAGCCGCCCACCGCAACTTGTTTGTTGCTGGGTGGCGTCCAGCGATCGGCTGGGTCTGCTGTCTTGGCATGGCAGGAAACTTCTTAGTTATTCCCTTCGGGAATATGGCTTTAGAGCTTATGGAAACCGGCGTTGTTATCCCGATGATAGAACTGGAAACGATGATGCCTGTACTGCTTGGCATGCTCGGACTCGGGGCCATGAGAACCGTAGAAAAGACTAAAAATGTTTCGAGGGAAAAGTGAGAGAAGCTGCTAGGAGGTTGATGGATTGGGAAGGTTACCGCCAATTCGCTTATCGCTGTACCGAAGGTGTATTAACCGTGGGTATTGGCAGAGTGGTAGAGCAGGGGGGTCCAGGATTATCTCTGGAAGAAAGCCTGATGTTGTTAGAAAACGACATAGATCGGGTCGAGGAACGTTTGCTGGAGACTTACCCTTGGTATGCAGGATTGTCTGAGAGCCAGCAGATTGCCCTAATATCCATGGCTTTCCAGTTGGGGATGCGAGGCTTGGCAACCTTTAAGATGGGTTTGGCGAGTCTGGAAGCAGGCTCTTGGCAAGAAGCGCATGACCATTTCCTAGACTCGAAATGGGCGGAACAAACCCCTTCGCGTGCGGAAGAGGTGTGCTCGTTGATATTAGTAGAATAGAAGATCTTGTGGAATTAGTTTAGAATAGCTAATATAATTAATACTGGGTGCTGCTATGGCTGAAAAAATAAAGTTAGTGCAGGGGGACACGTTACCTTCAATAAGGCTAACCCTCACAGACCCTGTTGATGGGCAGGTTGTAAACCTGTCCGACCCGACCACGACGGTTCGAGTTTACTTCAGGGCAGTAGGTAGTGCCACGGTACTTTCGACGATTACGTGTTTCAAGGTAGGTGGCGGTATGACAGGCGTAGTCAGATTTGATTTTTCTGGGGGCGTATTGGATGTCCCTGCTGGCCCATATGAAGGAGAGATTGAAATCGACTTTGATGGGGCCAAACAAACGGTTTACGACAAACTCAAATTTTTTGTTCGCGAAGATTTCGCATAGCGGAGGACACCCATGTCAGCAATGTCAGATTTCCTGGAGAATAGTCTGGTAGACCAGATTTTTCGTGGTCAGACGGCTCCTACTACATCGACCCTGTATATAAGTCTCTACACAGCCGCGCCTAGTGATGTAGGCGGCGGTACTGAATTGACCGGCGCAGGGTATGCGCGAGTTGCAGTTACCTCAAGCCTAACAAATTGGGCCGGTACTCAGAGCTCCGGTAGCACTGTGGCTTCCACTGGAACAGGCGGCGGCACCAGCAACAATATCGCTATTACTTTTCCTGAACCAACTGCTGGTTGGGGGCAAGTCCAAGCGTTTGGTGTTCATGACGCATCAACCGGTGGGGATCTGTTATTTCACGGTTCCTTGACCATTAATAAAACTATTAACGAAGGCGATACGGTGACATTCCCAGCAGGATCGTTAGCCGTAACATTTGCCTAAAAAGAGCGCAGTTAAATGCTGAATAAAGCGCGTTTTAATCAAGTCTTATTCAACGGGGGCGTAGCCTACGTTGCGAAGCTTGTCGCGCTCACGGGGTCACTGGTTGTCAGTGGCTTCGCTTCAGCAGATGTACAGATAGATAAGCCTTTCGCTGCAAGTGTAACGCCTAACGTTACAGTTTCAGCCCCTCTAGAGAAACTGTCTCCGCTCGCAGCAGCAGTGCATGCAGCAGTAACGTCTCAGCCAGAGCTGGCTCAATCTACGAATCTTGGCGCGGTCATTAACACCAGCGTCACACTCGCACCAATAGACCCAATAATACTGAACGTTGTCAGGTCTTCTGTTGACGTTACAGCTACTGTTGCCGATGTTGAAATTGAACAGACGACGCCTATGTCAGCGGTTGCTCCTGCAGTTGCAGAGGCAGGCGGCGTATTTGACCTTCTAATACCAATAGAGGGGCAAGCTTCGGTTGAGGCCACAAGTAACCCCGAACTTGAGCTCATAGTAAATCTTGATGGTCAATCGTCGCTTGGTGGTCTGCAAGCGTCTGGCACTTTATCTGGCGCAGTTGATATTGAAATACCACTTGCGGCGCAGGTGGTTAATGTAGCTTCTGCCGCAGGTTTATTTGAGCTTGAAATACCTCTAGGGGCAGATGCACTAGCGCAAGGCGCAGTGGCTGGAGATGTACACCTAGACATACCTCTCGATGGCTATTCTGACATTGGTGGTATCCAAGCGGTTGGAACGCTTGAAGCTGACCTTGGCCTTATAGTCAACCTTGAAGTAGCACCCACAGATTTAATCGCGCTATCTAGTGGTTATATCAAGCTGGACATCCCTGTAGCAGTAGACGCATTAGCCTCTGCGGCAACGACGGGTGGTATCCACCTTGATATACCCATTGGTGGCACGGCTGACACAGCCGCAAGCGCCGATGCTGATGTTCACATCACAGTTAATCTGGATGGGCAGTCGTCCCTTGGTGGGATACAGGCTGAAGCATCTCTTGTTGCTGACGTTGATCTTACGAAGCCGTTGGGTGTTGCAGTGCTTGGCCCTGTTACGGCCACTGCTGATATCCACCTCACTAAGAAGCCATCCGCTAGCGTTGACACCAATGCAGTAACTGCAGGCAACGTGCACTTAACTATTCCGGTTGCTACGAACGCAGAAGCAGCGGCAGAAATAGACAATTCCAAGCTTCGGGTTATTCATTACTACGACGACCTTGTGGTCGCTATTGATTTTGATGGCGTCCAAGCGGCTTACGCAGTTTACGGCGGTATCGAAGCGGCTTACGAGATAGAAGATAGCTCATCGGCTAACTGGGAAATAGACAC